ATTTGTGCCAGTAGTTAGCGTCCCGCTTACGAACCAACTGAAAGCTCTGTTTACTTGAATCAGTTTAGAATTAGTTCCATTGTGGTTGTGCCCTGCACTTGTATCAAAAGCAATCTTGCTTTCTGCAATCGCCGCCGAAGGACTAATGTCCGCATTGACAATACTGCCAGCCAGATTAAGCTTTGAGTAGGCAATCGCCGCATCATTGGCCACCTGAGCGTTAGTAATTGAGTTCACGCCAGCGATAATCTCATCCCTATCGGCGTTGTAATAAGATGCCGTCAAAACATCATTATCTGCATATGTCCTCATTTTAGTAACTATAGCCATTTTTCACCTCCTAACTTCCGCTCCTTATTGGTTTTGGATAACCTAAAAATTGGTAATCTTTTATAACTGCCCTCGTCGCTGTATCATTCTTTGTTAATCTTAATTGCATCATATATTGCGGAGGGTAAGCAAGATTAAACGTCTTTCTTACGTCTAAAGGAGTCCCAAAAGCTGATGGAAAAGTTATCGGGAAGCCTGAGGTAACTTTGAGATTAAAATTCCCCTGTGAGTCGTAAGTATAGCCAGTTGGGGATGTCTCAACCCCCACATTGACATTTCCAATCGCCTCACCTACCATTTTTAGATATTTCCACTTTATTTTCCTTTTCATATCGGGCTGGAATAATCTGCTCTTAAACTCAAAAGGAATCGAATCCCCATCGTTCGAATTAGAGCTGTCTAACTTATAAACTCTGCTTTTACTTCTTGAATCCCCAAAATAGGTAACTGGCGAGCCACTGACTGCCGAGGAAACGACACAAGAAGCATATTTCCCCGTCTGCTGGGTCCAACCCTTAGTAATAACGTCGTAAACCAGAACCAAATCGTTGTAAGTGGAGGAACCATTGGGGACAAAGAACCAAACCCTCCTCCCATCGTAAAAGCCCACTGTCTTGGCAAGCTGTCCCATTGAAAGCCCGCTCATCGTTCCTTCAATGTCATCGGAGATTATCCCCCCATAAATTGAAACTGCATATTGAGTAACCATCAAGCTCCTAAAATGAGGTATATCCCCAGCGTAAGACAAGAAAAGTAAATCGTTGCCGACATTGACAAAAGAGCGATGAGATACACTCCCGTAACCAGCTAACCTCTCATTTATGTCCTTAACAGTAAAACTATTTGAAGTCCAACCGGTAAAGGCCCAAAGTCTTTTTTGCTTGCTAATTATCAGTTCATCTTTCAAAACTGCCAAGCCAGTAACCGTGTCCCCGTCATTGGGGTTTATGTCGATGTAATCTGTGGCGCCCCAAGTTTCTGGCGCGCCAACATTAGAAAAATAGAGCCTGGCCGGATTGGTGGGGTTGCCAATCGCAAACATATAGTTATGAAACCACTTAATGTATTTAGTCACGGGAAAGGCGGAAACTGCTGAAAGGGTAGTGCCATCCCAAGAGGCGGGAGTATCAGTCCCATTTACAATATACGTCTTGTTGGCAGCCTGTTCAAACTCAAAGTTTGCTCCTGCCGTAAAATTGATGCCCGTCAGCTTTGTCCAATTTCCCGAACCAGTCCAGTAAAAAACATTGCTGTTGGCATCATCGCTGGTATTGTTTGCTTTCAATAAATGCTTTACTCCCGTGGAAGTCTCTAAAATCCCCAACCCTAAAATTGGCTTATTTTCGCCAGTATCGTTAGCAATTAAGGAGCAACCTGTCGCCTCGATTATTTTATGTTTCTCCAAGAAGCAGTTTTTGACCAAAGCACATCTGCCCTCAGGCAATTCCTCAGGTTTCAGTTTGTCGTTGTATCCGACTGGCCAAGATGGTTCTTTAATTGTTATTAAGTTTTGCATCTTTCACCATAAAGACGAAAAGTCTCCAACCTTTTTTGGGTTTATAAATAAAAATGGCTTTCTGTGCCTTGCCATATGGCAAGACCAACATAAAGTAATTAAATTTTCTGGATTATTATTTTCTTTATTTTCATCCAAATGATGAATTACTAAATTCTGATTTGTCCCGCAATCCTGGCATATAAAGTTATCTCTTTCTTTGATTTTCAATTTCAACAACCCATTAAATTCATCAGGATAACCACGATAGCCATGATTTATTTCATATTTCCTTTTATATTCTTTTACTTTGTCAGGATGTGCTTCCTGCCAAGCCTTAATTTTATCTGAATGATTTCTCGCCCATAAACGATTTTTCTCTCGATAAATATCTCTGTATTTTTCTTTATTTTTCCTTTTATAAAGATTTACTTTGTCTTTATTTTCTGCTTGCCATTTTTTGACTCTTTCAAGAATCTTTTCTTTGTCCTTCAAATATCTTTTTCTATTCCAAAACTTTTTAGCACACTTTTTTGAACAATAAAAAGTTCCTCTTTTGCCAAAGTAGGTTACATCAATAAATTCCTTTTGACATTGACGACAAATTTTTTTTCTTACCATAAACTCGAAAAATCGGAAAAATCTTGGGTTTCTGCTAAAACATCCACTACATATTTTGATTCTTCTGCTACCCTATCTTCTAATTCCTCTTGCATTTTCGCTAAACCCGCCTCGAATTCCGCCAGGTATCTCGCCGCCACCGTTTCTTCTTGCTGTCCTTTTCTCAGAAGGGTTCCTGCGGCAAACACGGCAATTATATTGGCATACCTGTCTGGGTAAGGAATGTCCACCTCGTCACTATCATTAACCAAATCGGTTTTTGTCTTAATATACCAAATTTTAATTGCATTTGTTCCATTTTTCGTTGGGATGGGGATAAAACCGATAACATCCCCTTTAAGATAGTAAGCGGGATTCCTCAGGACTGAAATCCCCAAAGTAGTGTTCGCCAAGTCTCTCCTAACGGAATCGATGTTAATCGGTAAGGCTCTTTGAGGAACAGAATTTGTGTTGTCTACATCATAGTTAATTTCTACCCTTCTCATTTTGAAAAAATCAGAGGGGAGAGCATATTCCTGTTGGTTGGCGACAGTATTAGCCGTTGCTGAAGTAAGGTAGTAATCCTCAAAGACACTAATAACGGCTGTCACGACTTTATGGTAACCCTCATTAACTTCCCTATCTACCTCGGTATCAGTCCAATCGGCCTGGACGGCCTCGTCAAGGTAGGTTCTGGTTCTCGCCCGTAATGTTGAAAGAGTTTTAGCCATAGTTAATCAAAATGCCCAACCAAAAAACGCGAGGTTGGATAAACCTTCCTCGCGTCCTTCGCTCTGGAAACTTAATAAGAGATTAGCAAAATTAAAATGTCTTGTCAAGTCCTTCATTTAAGTCCAGGTTGTAGTCGGTAATGTTTCTTCTGCCCAATAAGATTTAGTTTTATTTTTTCATGTCCCTTCCCATAAAACCTTATTCTACTAAATCTACAAGTTTCGCTAATTTATTTATCAATGGCTTAATCGTCCCCTCCCATTCCTGCCCACTCCAGCGGCTATTAAACAAAACCTGCTGCAATAAAATTAACTCGTCTTTAGTCAGCTTGACTTCTGGCTCTTTTTTTTCTTCCCTTTTACCTTCTGCCATTATTTCTCACCCCCTTATTATCCTAACGCTTCTATATCTGCCAATACGGCATCTATATCTTCAATTTGTGCCTGTAAATCCGCCTTTTGTTTATTTAATTCGTCCACGCTTATTGCCTGAATTTCTGGTTCTAATTGCGAACCATCTTCAGGACTGAATTTTTGGAAGGCAATAGCATAGCCGCCCATTATCTTTGTAAGGGTTGCCAACCCCCTTGCTTTTTTGTCAAGATAATTCTTAATGTCAATCATAATTTTTCTCACCTCCTTTATGTTGAGCTTGAATTTACGTTATAAAAATTAATCCCCTTTTAATGTCTTCTTCTTTTAATCTAATTAAATGAAATCTACATTTTTTAGCATAAGCATCTTTTGCTTTATCCCTTTTAATCATATCTGGTCGACTATGCCAATAAGACCCGTCACATTCTACAATTAAATTTAATGCTGGAATGTAAAAATCACATTGAAATTTATCTCCTAAATTAAATGGATGAATGTAATTTATTCCTTTTTTATCTAACCATTCTTTTACTTTTGTTTCAATTGAAGTGTCTATAACTGGAAGTTTTTGTTTTAGCCTTGCTAATCTTATTTTTTCTCTTACCTTTGGATTTTTCATTGCTTTTTTTGTTCCTTCGCTCACTTTTTTTCTTATTTCTGGAATTGCCATTGCCAGTTTTAATCTTTTACCTATCTTTCTTTTTGTTTCTTCAGAATGATGTTTTCCTAAAAAGGAAGGTCTTATTCTTCCTTCTTTCCATTGTTTCTTTGTCGCCTCACTTAATTTTTTTCTTGTTTCCGCCAAATGACGCCTTCCTTTAAGAGCCTCACTTATCCTTTTTTTATGTTCTTCTGGAAGTCTTTTCCCAAGAATATATAGATAGGGTTTCAATTTTCCTTCTTTCCATCCCTTTTTAGCAATTTTACTCATTCTTTTTCTGTATTCTGGATTTTTCGCAAGTTCTTTCAATGTTTTGCTTATTTTATCTCTCCACGTTATTTTCCTTCTTTTCATTATTTCACTTATCTTTTTCTTATGTTCTGCGCTTCTTAAGTAAATTCCTGTTGGCATATTATCTAACCTCTAATTAATAATAAATTATGAGCTTGAGAGAACAAGCCACAAGCTTCCGCCATTTGCTACCAAAGTGCGGGAGGAATACTGAGCTGATAAAGTAACGGTAGTTGCTCCTTCAATCGTGTCCGTTCCCGCCCTCGAGATAGTAACCGCATTTATCGAACTATCTACTTTTTTTATGTGTACCATCATTCCCGTAGTGGCAGCTGAAGGAAGGGTAACCGTAAAAGCCGCCGTAGTAGCATCAGCTAAAATCACGCAATCTGAAGTAGTCATCGTATAAGCAGCTGTCTTTGTTGCTACTCCGACACTGACTGAACCATTTACATGAAGTTTTGTATTTGGGCTCGTCGTCCCGATGCCGACGTTGCCAGAGGCCGCAATAAACATTCTGGTATTAGTACCTCCTGTTTGAAAAGCTA